CCCTCCAAGGAGGCTAAAATCATCGGCTTTCCTGAGGCTAAGATTGTGAGACTTCCTCCTGACCCAAATGAGGAAGAGGAACACACAAAAATGTTGGAGAGACGAGCAGAAAATATCACCAGAGAATTGCTATCCGATATCATTGATGAGTTTACCATCGGATATGGTATTGATGTGGAAAATGAAATCTTCCAGCGTGACTTCTCTTATGCAATGGAATGCATAAATGCTGTTATTTATCGCTCATTGGGACTGACACATCCAATGCATGAGTTTCTTGATGAATGTATTGAAGTGGTTTCTCCAGAAGATATTGCCACAAAAGCTAACAATGTTATTGAAAGTGTGAATTGAATTGATACTCATTGATTATAACCAGACATGTATTGCAGCAATCATGAGTCTTGGTGGAGACCCCAAGAAAGTGGATGAGAATATGACTCGCCATTTGGTGTTGAATATGATTCGGTCTTATCGTTCCAAGTATAAGCAGAAATATGGTGAAATTGTAATCTGCTGTGATAGTAATAATTACTGGCGAAAGCAGGTGTTTCCATATTATAAGGCTAGACGTAAGATAGTAAGGGCTAAATCTCCATATGACTGGAACGCTATTTTCAGTGCATTGAACAAGATCAGAGAAGAAATCTCCCAAAACTTTTCATTCAAGGTATTGAATGTGGATAGTGCGGAAGCGGATGATATCATAGGAACACTAGCACCAATGCTAGCCGTTAATGAGAAGGTCCTTATTCTTTCATCCGACAAGGACTTCCTACAGTTACAAAAATACAAGAATGTGGAACAGTATAGTCCAAATCTGTCCAGGTTTATTTCAACCGATTCACCACTACTCTATCTACGTGAACATACCATTTGTGGTGATGCAGGAGACGGTATTCCAAACTTCCTTTCACCGGATGATGTTTTCATGACAGAAGGAACACGACAGAAACCAATCTCCAAGAAAAAACTGGAAGTATGGCTGAAACAGGAACCGGAAATCTTTTGTGATGATCAGATGCTTGTGAGATTCAAAAGGAACCAAATGCTGGTTGATTTTGATTATATTCCATACGAAGTAAAGGAAAGCATTGTTTCCGAGTTTCAAAAATCAAAGGAACCGGTTAAGTATTCGGACATGACAAACTATTTCATGGAAAAGAATCTGAAGAATCTCTTTGATGTAATGTCTGATTTTAGATAGGGAAATACCATGAGCACAAAACGTAACCTATATGAAGTATTTGATGAATTCCTAGAAGCACCAGATCGTGAATCCAGAAGGCAGGTTCTCCGAAACAACAATTCCTATGCATTGAGGTCTATTCTCAGGGCTAACTTCAATCCAAATATCCGTTTCACCATTGAGAGCATTCCGACATATAATTCATCAAATGCACCGATTGGTCTTGGGTATTCATCCATTGATGCACAAATCAAGAAGATGTATATTTTTGAAAAAGACAATCCTAAAGTATCCTCAGACTTGACTCTAAAGCGAAAAGAGGAACTTCTCATTCAGATTTTGGAAGTCCTTGAATCCAGAGAAGCAGAAATATTTGCCTCAGCAATTCTCAAGAAACTAGAATCAAAGGTACCTGGACTGACACTTAGTATAGTAACGGAAGTATTCAATGGCATTCTTGATTGATAATTTCTATATCATGCAAACCATCAACATGGAACACAAGCATGGTAAGCAAACTGGAAAAACTGGAATACTACACCGGCACATTCAAACCCACCGAGAGGGATGTGAAAAAATGGTTTCGAATACTCAATGATGAAATATTTGATTCAGTATTTGAAACCATACCGGCAATTGATATCCGAATTAGACGTGGTGCACATGCATATTTTGAATCATATGTACAGACAAAGGAACCGGAATACATCTATCCGAAACTTTGTATCAACAAATGCTATAGTTCAAAAAAGCAATTTGTGGAAATACTAGGTCATGAGATGATACACTATCACCAAGCAATTCATGGAAACCCACTGGGACACGGACCAAGTTTCCATGCATGGAAAGAAACATTTAACAAAAAGGGACTCCGATTGTTGGGGTTTGGATATGATGAATAGATATAATAGACAAATGACTAATCGTTTGGTTGAGGAAACATCCAACGACTTGATTGAGGGTTTTTATAACAGCAAGAAAAATCGAGCGGTAGCCCTTGAACAAAAGTGGCGGAAGAAAAGGGACCGGGAAGAATATGATGATCATGATTATGAATCATAATATACGAAAGTTCTAATATAAACAAATGCTAATAAACATCGTGATCATTTGCCTCATAGTGACACTGGTAATATTGACAATAAGACGGTAGTTAAACCATTGTTTTATAATGACCATTCAGTGTTTTTCGGTCCGGCTACTGTCTCGAACCCACAGGAGACACCTCCAGTGGTTTACTGGCGGTGGTTGGTATGGTAGTACCAAGAGGGTTGGAACCTTCTCTGGACCGTCTCCACTATCGTCCAATAAACACTTCTATTAATCTCATGTTTTCAGTGAGTTAAGATATGTCTCCAGTGTATATCTGCTATGCATGAGTAGCACTTGAAGTCCTTTGCTAGAAGTACTATATTGTATGGATAGAGAAGAGAGAGAGAGGATAGAATGCTTTTCGAAAACAAATCCACCGCAATCATGTCCATGTTGGAAATAATGTTTCCCTTTTCAGCCAAAGCAGTCGGTGAGGGACGTTGCCCTTGCTGCAAGAAAAAAGTCCACATGGAATCTGCATGTGGAGAAGTTAGGCGGGAATATGAACTTTCCGGAATGTGTGGGGAATGTCAGTATAATATGTTTGTTTGATGTGAAAATGTAAAGTAATATGGCCGAAAGCACATTCATTCCGTGCTAGAATAACATAATCTAAGTGATACAAAGGAGTCTATACTATGCCAAGAATCACCAATTCAACAGGAAAGCGACCCGAATATATTGCACTTGAGTTATTCAGGGCTGGTGCAACAGTCACACCAAGCGAAATTGACAAGTATGTTGGTACCGGCACCTATTCATCCAAGTATATGTCCTTCCTTAAACGAGATGGTTTCGTTATTTCCATCAAAAAGGATGGTCGTTCCGTTGTCTCTTACACACTGGTTTCCTCACCGCCTGATGAGAAACTTCCCAGTGGTGCCTTTGAGAAACAGAAGGTTGCTGCAAAAAAGTCTACACCAAAGGTCAAGGTCAAGGTTGCTGCCAATGTGGAGGAAACAGGATTTGTTCTTCCACAAAAAAAGGCTGCTGCAAAAAAGTCCCATCTTGATTCCGCGGAACAAGAATTTGGTAACACCGGAGAATTCTCCGGTGGTTCATATTCCATCGACGGTGACTTTGATAAAGTGGATCCACGCGAATTGTTCTGATACTAAATACATTTGGACGATATAAAAAAGAGGAATTTCCTCTTTTCTTTTTAGGAAATCAAACATGATCAAATATGTCACATTAATGGTTACATTTATACTTGGACTCACTTTCGGCGAAGCAATTTCCGAACAGCGGAACTGGAAATGGACAGTACCAGCCGGTGTGACAAAAATCTCAGTGGAAAGCAGACAAGGACCAAAGGTTGTCCTGGACACTGTTTTCAATGTCAAGCCAGGCCAGCGTTTCCTGGTTGAGGTTGTCAAGTAAAACAGTGAACACACACCAAAGGTTTTATGATGAGAAAGTATGAAACAGTAATTCAAGAAACACAAGTCCAATCCGGAATTGTTTGTGATGTATGCAAGAAAGAATATACGGATAGTATGGAGACTCAAGAGTTCCTCCACTATGCTGATACTGGCGGATATGCATCTGTTTTTGGTGATATGAATGTACTTAAGTTGGACATGTGTCAGCATTGTGTGAAGGATATTCTGGGTGAATATCTGCAAGTGAGTTGACTATGTTTGGGGATAAAGAATAGAATGTCAAGTGCTAATATTTTTGTAGTATCTGATACACATTTTGGACATGCTAACATGTATAAGTTTGTGGAAAAAGATGGATTGCCTGTCCGGAAAAAGTCCGATGACACTGCTATGAGTGTGGAAGAAGGTGATGAATTCATCATTGAGAACTGGACTGGTTCCGTTTGACATATATACATTGTATGTCAACAACAAAAGGACGGAACATTGATTAGATTCTATATTTTACCACTTCTTGCACTACTCACATTCACTAAATACTCCGAAGCACAAACTACCATGATTGCATCCTGGTACCAGTGCTGCAAGATTACAGCAAATGGAGAACGATTTAATCCAAATGGACATACTGCTGCACACAAAACACTTCCTTTCGGAACAAGGCTCAAGGTGATCTATAAAGGTCGTTCCATAATCGTAAGAATTAATGACAGGGGACCTTTCATCCGTGGTAGACACCTTGATCTTAGCCGTGGTGCTGCAATGACAATTGGATGCAAAGGTGTCTGTAAAGTAAAGGTGATTAAACTGTAATGCCTAGTTATACTTTCCGAAACAAAAAGACAGGTAAGGAATGGATTGATTTCCTTTCTATTTCAGACAAGGAAAAATACCTGGAGGAAAATACAAACATTGAACAACTTTTAACAAACATGACACTTGGTGATCCAGTGCGTCTAGGTATCACGAAACCACCTTCAGATTTCTCAAAATACATATTGGGTCGTGTGAAGGAAAAGAATCCTCTCGGTAATGTTGAACGTAAGTTCGGCACCATAAAAAGAGAGTGGTAAAAACTATAGCATGTTCAATGTGGAGTTTATAAACCAAACTAAGAGGACCCAAAAGGTCCTCTTTTGTCTTTCCAGGAGAAGATATGGCTAAAAAGAACAATAAAAAACCAGCATCTACTAAAAATGATCCAAACAAACAGCATTTTGCATTAAAGGAAATACAACCTCTCACCGAAAATCAGGAAAAAGTATTTGGTGATTATGATGATGGTAAAAACTTATTGATACATGGTTATGCAGGTACCGGAAAAACTTATATATCACTTTATCTAGCACTGGAATCCATATTGACAGGCAAATCAAATTATGATAAAATAATCATAATCCGCAGTGTTGTTCCATCCAGAGACATGGGCTTTTTGCCGGGAACAATTGCCGAAAAATCAAAGGTCTATGAGGAACCATATAAGGAGATTTGTGATAATCTCTTCGGAAGAGGAGACGGTTATGATCTCCTCAAGATGCGTGGAATTATACACTTCACAACCACTTCCTTTCTTAGGGGAATGACCTTTAATAATGCAATTGTCATCGTGGATGAGATGCAGAATAACACTTTTTCCGAAAACAATACCATACTGACACGAATGGGAGACAATTCCAGAATCATTATGTGTGGTGATTTCAGACAGACTGATTTGGATAAGTCCAATAGGTATGAACTGAACCATTTTATGAATATTCTGAAACGTATACCATCTTTCGGAAATATAGAGTTTACACAGGATGATATTGTTAGGTCTGGGCTTGTCAAGTCCTACATCATACAATCCACCAAATATATTGAGGAACACAGTTTAGATATATGAGAGGAATGATGAATTATAATAGAACAATTGTCTGGCATAAACACCATTTGAAACCTAAGCATATGGGAGGAACAAATGAATCTTCGAATATACTTAAGTCAAAAGAAGGTAATTACAAAAAACAAAAAGGAATACAACCATGAAAATTGTTTTAGCAACCGGTGGAATGGATCCTTTGCATTCCGGACATATCTCATACTTGCAAGAATGTAAGCAATTGGGAGATAAACTAATTGTTGGACTAAACAGTGATGAATGGTTGACAAGAAAAAAAGGCAGGCCTTTCTTATCTTGGATAGAAAGAAGTATAATTGTTTCGAATCTAAGAATGGTTGATGAAGTTATATCTTTTTTGGATGATGATAGCAGTGCCATTGATGCAATAAAAACGATACTAGAAACTAATCCATATGATACAATTATTTTTGCAAACGGCGGTGATCGAAATATCACAAACATTCCTGAAATGAAGTGGGCGGCTATTCATGCACCACAGGTTATTTTTGAATTTGGTGTTGGTGGCGAAGACAAGCAAAACAGTTCATCATGGATTCTGAATAAGTGGAACGAAAGTGTTTAAAAACAGAACAGTGAAAGGTGATTTTATCTGGTCACAGAAACAATTACAAACAAATGAAAGTGTCATTGCAAGAGATACCGAAAACGGTAGATTCTATGAGGTTTCACCGAATGTGTTCTATCCATCCATAACCACTGTTCTATCGGATTCTGTTGATTTATCTGAATGGATTGAACGTGTTGGTGTTGCTGAGTCAAACAGAATCAAAAACACAGCGGCTGCACGTGGCACACAGATGCATGACTTGTTGGAGAGATATATTTCCAACAAGGAAATAAACCTTAATGCCGAAATGCCATCGATCAAAACATCTTTCACCGGTGCAAAATCAACACTAGATAAAATCAACCATGTGAAGTTCCAAGAAACAGCACTCTGGTCAAATGCTCTGGGGGTTGCAGGTAGAGTAGACCTTGTTGCTAATTATGAGGATATTCCCTCAATTATTGACTTCAAGACTTCCGGTAAACCCAAGAAAAAGGAATATATTGAAAACTATTTCTGCCAAGCCACCGCATATTCATTGATGGTAGAAGAGAGATTTGGTTATAAAACAAAACAGATAGTGATCATGATACTGGTGGACGGTGTTACTGAACCACAGGTTTTCATTGAAAATCCGGATGACTATATAGTAGTGTTAAAGAAAAAAATAAAAAACTTCGGAGAAAAAAATAATGGTGCATCTAAACTTTCATCCACCAAAATGGTTCTATAGTGTTTTCCTTTTGATTTTTGGATTAATCGCTGCTGTTTCGGTATCGGATATCATAATAGAAAACAGCATGTTGAAAGAGGTAGAATCTTCTCTGAATGGAGTAGTTAAAATACAAGCCAAGAAAAGTGTGATGGGTATTCCAAGTAACATGGTTGGTAGTGGATTCTTTATCGGTGATAACCTTATTGTTACCAACAACCATGTGGTGGATGGACTGGCTGATATTACATTATCGGTTAGGAACAGTTCTTCCACATATTCCATTGATATTGTTGCTTCTGATAAATTATCCGATGTTGCAGTAATAAAGATTTCGGATAAGGATATTGTAAGATTCCGAGAATCATATACACCCAAAATATTTGAATTGGAAAAATCAGATAGTCTGATATTAGGTGAAACGGTTTATTCCATAGGACATCCATGGGGGTTCGCGTGGACCGTATCACAGGGAATCATTTCCGGATTAGACAGACGCTATGCTGGATTGGATACACCAACATATTATATTCAGACGGATGCCAAGATTTATGGTGGTAATTCTGGTGGTCCTCTTATAGATGAAAGTGGCAATGTTGTTGGAATGAACACACGTATATATGTGGAAACAGGTGGAAGTTTTGGTTTTGCAATTCCCGGTGAATTATTGGATAAGGTGTTGGTTGATTTGATTGTTAATAAGGCAGTCAACTGGCCCACCCTTGGTGTGAGTGTTGAGCCCAATAACGAAGGACTTGAAATAACAGGAACAACACTTGAATCAAGAATGCTCAAGATAGGTGATGTTATTTTAGAAGCCAATGGTAACAGAATGATTTTCCCGGGTGATTTAACCAATTTTCTGGCTATACAAAAAGTCGGTGATACCATCACATTATTGGTGAAACGTGATAAGGAAACTTTATCCATCAATGCTGTTCTTGATGGTAAACCATCATCAGAATACCTTTGACTTTTAAATTCGGATATGTTATAAATAGGTTGTTATCGTTGAAGGAGATTGAAAGGCATTTGGAACCCGGAGGGCAGTACTCCGGCATCTCCACCAAAAGTATACCAAGGGTGTATTTTTAGCGGGGATGAAATAGTATCGACCGATGTGTAATAGAAAACTGGAGATAACCATAGGTGACTATGTAAAGCACAAAAGTATAAATGCTACTAAAGCAGATAATGACAATATTCCTTTTGAAGCAATGAAAATTGCTGCCTAAGGTATAAAGTCTGCGGTCTGATGGGAACCGTATCAGATAATCCCATCACTAATTATAATGGGAGTAAACCTGGATGATGAACTATAAACCTTTTTATATATGGTGGACAACAGTTTTGCTCCTACTGACAGCAACCTTCTGGATTGGATTCGAGGGTTATATCATGGATATCTGGATGAAAGATGTGACCTATCTTACCTCAGTTATATCTGTTATACTTGCATATGGTGTTGCAACCATGGGTGTTGTTTCCTGGCAAATATCAAGGAATAATGTAACAACAAACACCAGAAAAATGGTTGATAGGGTTTGGTTCCTTTCGGAAATCGAGATGGGACTAGCCATTGTGGGTACAGGAATCGGCATCATTTTGCTGCTAGATGTGAACAGTTCAATTAATGTTTCTGATCCAATAGCATTGCAGACACTACTCACTCACCTCTGGTCCACACTCGGTGTTGCATTTTATCCTAATGCACTTGGACTTATTGCAAGTCTGACACTTAAACTTCTGGCCTTTTTCATCACGGAAGATTTGAATGAAACATAAAAATTATGATTTCCGCACTGGTTTCATTGATCTTCTGCTTTGTTCATTCGCAGCGGTTATTGTTTTGTTCATCATTTCCACACTACTCATAAACCCACAGCAGAAAACAGTAACCACCGAAGGCATTAAAAAACATGCGGAATACATCATCGAAATAACATGGTCCAAGGATGCCGATTGTGATGTTGATTTATGGATAGCGGACCCCACGAAATCAACTATTTCCTACCAGAGAAAAGATCAAAGTCTTATGAATCTTGAGCGTGATGATATGGGGTTCGTGAATGATGTTTATGATATACTCAATGATACATTCAAGTCCAATTTCAATGGAGAAATAGGCACCTTACGTGGTTTTATTCCCGGTGAATATTCGATAAGTGTGCATCTTTATTCATGTAGGGTGCAGACAGTTCCGATGGCAGTTGGTGATGCACTGAATCTACCAGTGAACATAAAAATCACCAAACTGAATCCAAGTGTTATTATAGTCAAGGAAAAAACGGTTCAATTCAGTAGAATCTATGAAGAGGTTCCGGTGATCAATTTCACACTGGATGCCGAAGGTAAACCGGTAAACTGGGATGAGACACCATATAACATAGTGCAATACAAAAAAGGAAACCCCTGAAATATGAATATGTCACTCCTTGTCATTGGTTATATTGTTATCTCCACTTTTGTTTCCTTTGCATTTTACTTCTCCAAATATATTCAACTTAGATTCATAGCTATCTTTTTGTTATTTGCCTGGTCATCTTCCGTATTCTTCCTACTCCATAACTATGAGGGCTGGCCAACAAAATCGGACTATCCAAGATCAAGAATTATCTCAATTGAAATAAATGAGCCAACAGAAACCTCCGCCGGTAGGATTTTTGTCTGGGTTTATCATGTAAACAAAGTAAATAAGAGATTCTATGAATATAATCCAGATGATACTCCTAGAGCATATGAATTGGAATACAACAAAGACAAAGCAGACAAAATGAGGAAGGCAAAATCTTACTTGGAGAAAGGCTTCACTCTTTATATCGGAAAGAATATAGAAGGTGCTGAAGGTGGAGAACCAACCGGAAAGAAACCTAATAATTCCGTAGAAGGTGATGTTGGTTCCTTTGAAATTCCATATGAGACAGATAAACCACCTATTGAAGCAATTAATCCAAGATCATTAATGATACCAAAACAGTAAAGGGAGTCAATAAATGAGTTCCTATTCGATTGATACCCTCAAGAGAGGTGCATTTGTGGATGAATTGGAAAACTATCTAAACAATGAGAAATTCTTCGGAGAAGATGCTCGTGATGAACGCTGGTTACACGTTAAAGAATATCTTGAGCAACGTATTAAACAAATTGACAACAGACATGGAATAGAGTATGATGTACAAACTGGAGAAATATAATTGAATAATCTGGATGAAATACTGGCATTTTCACTTGAGATTGAATATGCGGCACGTGAAAAAAGTCTGAGTTATATTGATACCATCATTGATTATTGTGAAAACAATATCATAGAATTGGATGCCATCACCCATTTGATAAGTGAAACACTCAAGTCAAAGATTCAACTGGAAGCAGAAAGTCTTAATTTCCTTCCTAAGTCAACGACTCTCAAGTTACCCACCTGAGGAAAATATGGATGGTTATGAATGTTATGCACTATATCTTGCCGTCAAAAGACATTTTGTTATTAAAAAATATGATTATATACATTACAATGGCAAAACTAGAGTAAGTCCAGATTCCTTTAATAAGCGTAAAGATAAATTCCTTTTCCATTTGATGTCCAAGAAATATGCAAAAGAGGATATTCTGGATTTGTTTGTCTCCAACTTCATAAAGGACAATGCTCTACATGTTTCCAACCTATTGAACCAGGATGCAAAGGATATCATGCTGGACTACAAAAAGAGGAAACAGGCACTGGCATATACCTTCACAAATGAAACGGAAACAATGTTATCCAGAGTAAAGTTTCCGGATGATTTACTGAAGGTGTATAAAGGAAACAATCCACTGTTACTGAAAGCAGTATATTCCAGCGAAATATCCATGGAAACATTCATTATTCTCAATGATATACTTGGTTTCTTTGATATGTTTTCCGCGAAAATACAGGACACATATCTCTGGCCAGTTTTTAGATTCAAATGTGAGAAATATAAATCTTTCATTGAGTATAATAAAACCAAATATTCAAACATATTGAAGGAGAAACTACATGAACACAGTTTAACAATGGACTAAATAATTGACAGCAAGAGAATTTGCTGATATAATAAACAGAATATACACAAACACTCAGAAAACAAAGGAATATTCAGAATGGATTTTAAGACATTTAAGAAGAATGCAACCAACATTGATGCACTTGCAGACAAGATTGCAAAGATCAATAGCCCCACAAGAGAAGAATATGGAACCAAGGATGATCGTTTCTGGTATCCAGAAGTGGACAAGGCTGGTAATGGTTATGCCGTTATTCGGTTCCTTCCCGGTCCTTCTATTGATGGTGAAGATTCTGCACCATTTGTGAAGTACTTCAGTCATGGTTTTGAGGCACCTTCCGGAAAGTGGTATATTGAAAATTCACTGACTTCAATTACAAAGAATGATCCTATTGGTGAATTGAATACCCGTCTCTGGAACACCAAGGTGGAGGAATATATTGCAATTGCACGAAAGCAGAAGCGCAAACTTTCATATATTTCCAACATTATGGTGATTTCGGATTCCAAGAATCCGGAGAATGAAGGCAAGATCAAACTTTACCGTTATGGTAAGAAAATCTTTGATCGTATTTTCGAGGCAATGTTCCCACTACTTCCGGATGAACCAAAGATGAATCCCTTTGACTTCTGGACAGGTGCTAACTTCAAGTTGTCAATTAGACAGGTTGCTGGTTATCGGAACTATGATCTTTCCAAGTTTGATTCTCCATCCAAGTTAAGTGAATCAGATGATGAACTGGAAAAGATTTGGAATAATTCATATTCACTACAACACTTCGTTGCACCTGATAAGTTCAAGACCTATGAGGAATTGAAGGTTATTCTGGATAAAGCAATCGGTTGTGATTCTTCTTCGGATGACGTGTTTAGTGTTCTTACTGGCACACATAAGCAACGTCCGGTGAATGTGACAAAGGCATCAAATAAAAAGGAAGAAATGGATGAAGACATCGCTGATATTCCTTTTGATGATGGTGATGATGTAAGTTATTTCCAGAACCTAGCCCGCAAGGGTTAAATTATTCCCTGATAACTCAGTTGGTAGAGTATTCGACTGTTAATCGGAATGTCATTGGTTCGAGTCCAATTCGGGGAGCCATTAAAGGGGGAGAAATCCCCCTTTTTTATTGATCATATATAGAAATTAGTATTATTCATCGAATATGGAGTGTAAGAAGCTATACCATAAGTATCACTTGAATTGGAGCCAGGTGTTTTTGCTGTTGGATTGGTTGTTTGTGCAGCCTTGTGGAAAGTATTAGTCGGATTAAATAGAGGTGGTTTGTTGGTTACTGCAACCGGAATATTGGATGCAGCAGGTGATTGCCTGTTCTCATGATTAGTTTCTAATTGGGTTGCCAGATTTGCTTGTTCCAATGATCTTCTGGATTGCTCTATAGCCTCCATTGCAGCTGAATATGCATCTTTCTGCGGTGGTGGAGTGATGGCAGCAAGTTGATTTATTGCTGGCTTATCGGGGGATGCAATAGGTAATCCGTTGTTGACATCAGCATTCTTAGGCACTTTAGCCACTTTATCTTTAGCCACTTTATCTTTAGGCGCTTTAGCCACTTTATTTTTAGCCACTTTATCTTTAGGCGCTTTAGCCACTTTATTTTTAGCCACTTTATTTTTAGCCACTTTAGCAACCTTTAACTTAGCCTCTCTCCATGATAAAAAATCTTTGGAACCTATTTTTCTGCCATCTGCTGCTGCTGCATCAATCATCTTATCCAATCCTCCCCAAGAAGATTGTATATGTTTACCGGTTTTATCATCTATACCATCATAATTTGTATCGCCCAGAGAGCCTCCAATGTGTGCTGTATACATTTCCATATAGTCCTTACCGGCACCCTGTCCGGTTAATCCAGCAGCGGCTGCATATTTCATGAATTTTATAACACTTGGGTGATTAACAGGTAACTTTTTTCCATCATTACCATAAAATTGCAAATCGCCGGCGCCGATATCAGTTCCATGACGTACTGATCCTATACCAACTATATCTCCGTTCGGAAGTTTCCATACATCATTTCCTTTCTTGTCTTTTACTATTTTTGCACCTAACTTTTTGGCTTCTAACCATGACATTTGTCCACTGGACACACTAACAATACGTGATATTCCGGACATTTCTTGGGCATATATCATTCTTTCTCTAACGGCAGCAGGAATTGCAAGATTTCTAATACCACCGCCTTTATCTTCAAACTTTGAACTTGTGATGCCTGCCTCTCCATCTACCATGATACCATCACCAACAGAAACGGAGGCACTATCGGTTTTATCGGGGAATTTTGTTTGTGTTGGTGCATTAATATCCACACCATCACCAACAGAAACGGAGGCACTATCGGTTTTATCTGTGTTTATTTCTGGAGGACCATCAGAAACATTCAATTTACTAACTTGCTCCAGTCTTTCCGCCGCTCTCATTTTTGGATACTTGGGTGATTCAAATTTTTTAACAACAGAAAACATCCTTTCGGCATCTGTTAAATCTTCATTATTTAAGTCAACCCACGCACTATTATATTTTGTTTTCATTTCCCATACAAGGGCTTTTATTTGTTCGGTAACAGTCATTTCTTCTGGAGATTTACCGAATTTTTTGGCAATAGCACCACGTCTCTCTTGGGACCAAGCAGCTATGCCGCCGGCAGTTTGTTTTGGATTACGTCGTGAAGGATCTGGATATGGTTTTCCGTTCGGGTTTCTAAGATTTTCTCCACTTAAATTGGCCACCATTATCTTAGCAGCTTTTGGAGATAATCCTTCCGCCCGCAAGGCATTATATGCCTCTTGCTGGTTTCTAGCTAGTCCTTTTTTTCCTTCTAGGCTTCCACCTCCTCCACCGCCTCCACCGTCACCTCCTCCACCGCCTCCTCCGTCACCTCCTCCACCGCCTCCACCGTCACCTCCTCCACCGCCTCCACCGTCACCTCCTCCACCGCCTCCTCCGCCTCCACCGCCACCTCCTCCACCGCCTCCTCCGTCACCTCCTCCACCGTCACCTCC